TAACTCGCACCTTCTAAATTGCTCTGAGTAAACCTTATCCCAAGTCATAAGGTCGAATAGTGTTTGTATTCTCGTTATGATAGTGCTGTGATCAAGCCCACCAAGTTCAAGCCCTACTTTTTTAGTACCGAAAGGAGTGTAATAATACATTAAGTAAGCTGCTATTTTATTTGCATAAGCTACCTCGCGTTTACGGCTACCACTTTTTAACTGAAACTTAGTAATGCCGGTTTCTTTTTCAACCACGTTATAAATATGGTTAATAACTTCATCAACTGTTCTTGTGGTTGGGCGCGGTTTGTAAACGTTACGTATAACGTTATATGTCGGTGTTAGTTGCATGTTACAGTCCTCACTAATCTTAACTCTTTTTGATTAAATAATTGTTTGGAAATTGAGGCGTTGTCATCCTCAAATGTTCTGTGTTTCTTAGCCTCTAATACGCGGGATAAGTGGTCTTCGTTTGTTCGGTGCTTGATTGACCGCGCTGTAATGTTTGTTTTCATAATGTTTTTTTACAACCAGTCGAGGTTGTTATCCGTTTTAATGTTTGTAAAATCGTTTCTTTGCATTTTGCCTCTGCTTCTATAAGTATCAATTACCGATACCTCGCAATCATCAAGTAATATTGCAGTGCCTTTTTTTATGCGCTTATAAACACTCTCACGGCTTATGCCGCACATCTTAGCGTAAGTAGTAATTGATACGTATCTCATGGTTGACAAAGTGTAGCATAAAGTGCATAAAGCAGTAAGTTATGCGCAAGGCTACTCTACTAGCAAAATTGAGTCCTCATCTTCTTTGGCATTAGTTAGTAACTTAAAAAAAGATGAATAATTTAGCCCATTTTTTTCTAATACCTCATCAGTAATGTTGTCTATACTACCACAGTAAATAATCTGTTCAGGTGAAATGCCTTCTTGCTTTTCACACTCATTTTCTTTGTTAAATGTAATTACTTTCATTTTTAAAAATTAAATTTAGTGCTGATAAACCGCCCAGCACATAACAGCGGTTTGTGGTCATTAGCCCGACCACACAAGGCTTTGCTTCGCTAACGAACCACAAGCCGCAAAGCGTTAGCGGCTATTTAAAAATTTTAATAGTGCTTCTTTCTCCGCTCGCTTACCTTCTTCGTAGCCAATACTCCTTATGTCTGAAATAAGTTTGTATAAAAGTATTGCCCTTTGATTACCTTCAATGTTATTTATTATTTCAAACATCTTATGAAAGTAGTCTGTAAACGGAGCATTTCGCTCGCTCATTTCTTCTAAATCTTTAAATAATTTTTCTTGCATGATATTTTGTTTTTAAAATTTTTAAACAGTTCACTTCGTCCGCTAACACCGCATAAGCGGCATTAAAACGACCGCCTATGCGGATGCCGTTATGTGCAATGTTAAGACCGCTTCATAGTTTGAATGTAAGTTACTATTGATGCTATCGTAAATCCTACAACCGCAATCCAATTACCAATTAATATTGAGTAAATCATTCCTAATTTACTCACAACGTAAAGCCACCAATAAACACTGCACATAACATCGGTTTTGCGTAATGCCTGCTGTGGTGCTTCATTCAAGTTTTGTGCTTCCATTTTTCTTTTGTTTAAAATTTGAGCATTAGTAATTCTATTACGGCACTAACGCAAAGCCGTGAACCGTTATGCGTAATGCTTTGCAAACCATTCGTAAAAAGGCAAATGTTTATCATCTACATTAGCAACATCCATATCACTATCGGTTTCTAATTGTTCAAATTTTCTTCCGTGTATAAATGCCTTTTTCATTTCCTCTCTAAAAAAAGCACTACGCATAACAGCAGATATAAGCAATTGCTCATCGCTGTTTTTAGGTTTTTGTTCTAATTCTGTGTTTTCCATTTTATCTAAATTTTAGTCATTAATTAAAAGAGCAACTGCTCATATCTGCAAAACGTTAGGCAATTAGTTTGCGCCTATACGCTACATTTAGCATTTCCGCAATGATAACCGCCTGTTGTTTTTACTAACCTACTTCCGCACGAGCAAACTAACTGTTCGCTTCGCCATACAACATTGTATAACCGCAATTGCTCGTTCAGTTCTTCAATAAGCAAATCGGTTTTTATTAACTCTGTTATAGGGGCGTTTTCTCTTTGTATTAAACTTTGTGGTTGTCCGAGTTCTATTATTTCAATTATTCTGTCTTTCATAATTTCGTTTTATTTATACGAAACTGCGGTTATACTTTACCGTTATTCCTCAACAACCTCGCTAAAATCACCCTCACAACAAGGACTCGCAGGTTCTTTGTGCGGCATATCCGAATACACACCACCAGAGTCAACCATAATAGGCGTTTCAAATTCTTTGCCGCATCTGTCGCATGTGTAACTCATAACGTTGTAGTGCTAATAGGTTTAATAACATCTATTTGATTAAACACATCCTCAACAAACTTTGGATCAAAAGTATTAAGGTGCATTGCTTGTCGGCTAACTTGAACTAACCTATCAAGTAATACAATAGGGTCTTTAACCTCTGAGTGAATGTTTGAAATTTGCGCGTTAATGTGCGACTTTGTGCTTTCAATTAGAAATGCTAAAGTAGTGTTATCTACTGCGGTGAAATCTGCCATAATGTTTATTTGTTTTGGGTTATAAATGTCTTGTAATAAAATCAAAAATAATACCACCTAAAATTACTGCGGCTAATACAAGCCTGTTAATTGCTGTTCTATTCATGTTACTCAAGTGTTATAGTTACTTTTTTGTTTAATGCTTTAGCTACCTTAGTAAGCGGTTTTAAGTCGCTGTATTCGCCTTTTTCTATCTTAACAATAGTTGTCATGCTTACTCCTGATTTATCGCTAATCTCGCGCTGTGTGTAGCCAGATAATACTCGGGCTAATTTGAATTGGTTTGTTACTTTTGCCATGTGTTTTAATTAAGGGCTGTGGTCAGATAGCCCAAGTGATTACTTTTTAACTTTAAAAATACGATAGCCTTTGTCTGTTGTCCTTACACTAATTTTAAAACCATCATTTCTCCTTTGTGCAATAACAGACATTTTAGCTCTTACTGAGTTAGCTCTATCATAATCTTCAATCAAAAAACTATCACCATCATTTAACTTATTGTAAAGTTTTTCAATTTCACCTTGTCTTTTGCTTGGAGGAGTAAACTCATTTGCTGTGTCGATTTTAATACCTTGTAAAAAATCAACGCTGTACTTTTTGGTGTCAATCATAATGTTATTTTGTTGTTGTTTTGTGAGTACAAATGTAAAGTAAAATACAAATACGTGTCAAGTGTTTTGTAAAATATTTTTAAAATAATTGATAAAAAGTTTGTAAAGTGCTGTAAATCAAAGTGAATGTTTTTAAATAAAAAAGGGCTACCAAATAAATGATAGCCCGATTTCAACAAAACATTATGAAGATGCGGCATTGCACCGCTACTTGAGTGAACAAAAGTAAATAAATAAAGTTAGCTATTGCAATGTTGTGAATAAGTAATATATTTGAAGTGGGGTTTAAATAAAAATCGTTTAATGTAATTGCAAGTTACAACCAGTTAAGCGATGTCTGGAAATGGGAATGTGGTTACACGTTCGACTAAGGCTGTGATTAATTTCACGGCCTTTTTTATTTTTCTTGCATTATTCAAAACTATTACTTTACTTTGTGGCGTTGATGTACGTGCAGGTACTTAACCATAACAAAGAAATTCGACCTCGTAAGGTGGATGGGCTGCACCCCTGAAACCTTGCGGGGTTTTTAATTTTATGGAAGTTGAAAAACTAAAACAACAATTTCAAACTTATCCATATAGCAGCGAATTTATTGATGCTGTTATTGAGATGAACCCAAGTGGCAAACCGTCAGAGGTTGCCAAATTTATCAGTGCTACATTTATGAACAACCGAATTGAGGATTGTTCTAGTACAACATTTTTTAGGTTATCTAGGCATTGGGATAACATTGCTAACCAAAAGATTCAAATGTTAGATTACAACTCTTTTTTTAGGTCGGCATTTACAAGCACAAAATATTTTGCAGTTGCCACACTTTTAAAAAGTAAGGGGATTTAGTAAATGAATAGCTACGAACTTAGTCGGGCTTTTTGCAACTGGGCTTTTGAAAACCCCGAAAAAATTAAACCTATTCATTACGCTATTTACTTTTTTACTATTGAGCACTGTAACCGTTTAGGGTGGAAGGAGAAATTTGGGCTACCTTCACAAATGGTTATGGAGGCTATTGGGGTAAAAAATTGGCGGACCTATTCCGAAGGATTAAACGAGTTAATATCATTTGGGTTTTTAACCATGATTGAAACGAGCAAAAATCAATACTCAAGCAATATAATTGCCATTGTAAATTTTACCAAAGCACCTACCGAAGCAGGCACAAAAGCATTAGACAAAGCACTGTCAAAGCACGGTACAAAGCAAAGCCAAAGCACTGTTAGTATAGATAAACAATTAAACAAAGAACAATTAAACAAAGAACAATTAGAGAAACGCAAATTGGAATTTGCTTCCACGCTCGAACCATTTTTAAATACTTACGGTAAAGAGTTATTAAAAGACTTTTACGACTATTGGACCGAACCAAACAAATCAAACACTAAGTTTAGGGCTGAGATAGAAAAAACTTGGAGCCTTGAAAGAAGATTGGCAACATGGGCTAAAAACGATAGTAAGTTTGGCACACCTAAACAAACAGTACCACAACAAGGACAAATGAATTATAAAGACTTAAACGTATGAAACAAATAGATAAAGGATATTTACCACCTCAGAACCAAAACGCAGAAGAGGCACTTTTAGGATGTGTTTTAGTTGAAGCTAAGCGATTACATGACTTTATAGATTTTCTTCAACCTGAGGCTTTCTATAACGAAAATAACGGTGAAGTTTACAAAGCTATACTTGCATTGCAATTAAAGGTTGAACCGATTGATGTAATAACCGTTTCAAAAAAACTAAAAGAGTTGGGTAAATTTGAGCAGGTTGGCGGTACCATGCACATTATCGGTTTAACAAATAAAATCGGTAGCACGGCTAATGCGGTTGCTTACGCTCGTATGATAAACGACTGCTATACTAAACGTAAGGCTATTAATTTTGCACAAGAATTACAGCAATTGGCGTATCAAGATACCTCAGACGTAAACGATGTTATTGATTTTTCGCAACGTGGTGTAAATAAAATTTGCGACAACATTATTTTAAACAATACCCAAACCGCAAGCGAACTGTTTGTAGAAACTTTAAAAATTAATGATAAGCTAATACAACACACTGGAGATTTAATAGGAGTTGATACGGGGCTAAAAACATTGAATAAATTAACGTGTGGTTTTCAAAAGTCGGATTTGATTATTTTGGCAGCACGTCCGGGTCAGGGTAAGACAAGTATGGTTGTAAGTTTTATGGATGCAGCTGCTCAATCTGATGTTGCAGTGGGTATATTCTCGCTTGAAATGAGTAGCAGGCAGTTGTACGCCCGTTTGATAGCGCAAAAGACTGAAATATTTTTGGATAGCATTTTGAGAAAGGGAATGAACCAATACGATTTATCTCAAGTGTTAGCAAAACAAACAGAGTTAACGAATAAAAACCTATTGTTTGACGATACAGGAGGGGTGACTTTATCTTCTGTAATCAATAAGGCTCGCAAGTGGAAACGTGAAAATGGATTGGGGTTGTTGGTAGTTGATTATCTACAATTGATAGTTAATAAGCAGGCAGGACTAAGCCGTGAGCAAGAAGTAAGCGAAGTTAGCCGGACCTTAAAAACATTAGCAAAGGAGTTGGACATTCCGGTTATAGCAGTTGCATCAATGAGCCGTGCAAGCGAAAAACGTGGAATAAGTGCAAGACCTATGAACTCAGATTTAAGGGAGTCAGGTGGGATTGAAAGTGATGCAGACATGATAATGTTTATTCACCGACCAAGCGAGTACGGAGTAACAGAAATGGAGGATGGGAGCACAAGTGAAGGCAAAGCTGAATTGATAATAAGCAAACACCGTAACGGCCCAACAGGTAAAGTAGTTATCGGATTTGATGGCTCAAGAACTAAATTTTACGATCTACAAACATATAACAAACCAAATTTTTAATTATGACAATACAAGAAATTTACGCAATTAACCCTGAGATTAAAAATATAATTTCAGTTGCGAAAAAATTACCAAACCCAAACTTCCAAACATACCAAAGGTTTAAAGCAATAATTAGAACCAAGGTTGGGTTTGAGAGTAATGACCCAAAACTAAATACAGCACGTGCTTATGAAGTCGTTATTGGTGAATTATCAAAAGCACTTAAATTTTAAAGGCAACCGCTAGAGATTTGGCTTTAATCGATTATTTTAGAACATTATGCAGTTAGGTTTATTTGATGTACAAAATAATGAAATAAAAAAATATCCTTGGAGTGGGATATTTGATTGGGAACCAAAAGAAGGAGACAAATGCCAAATAAATTCAGTTATAATTGATGGTTATGGTTATACTTATGGGTTGAAATGCGTTATAAAAACCATTAAACCATTAGTGCTGTTGCCTATTATAGATAAATGGCAACAAAGCGAACATTCCGAAATACTTTGTGATATAAATGATTTATGGCCTAAAATTTACATTTAATTTGGATTAACAAAAAATAACATTAGATTTGAAATACCAAAACAAAATACATTATGAGAGAAATTTTATTTAGGAATATCAAATAGTATTGTTATATTTGCCTTATGGAATGCAATAAATGTGGATATAATACTGAAAACAAAAAGTCTTTTGCAAATCATATTAGATATGGATGTGGGCTAAATCATGAAAACAACGAAAAATGTTTGTATTGTAATAATATTAAGCCAATTAAAAAGCCATCAGAACGCGGATATTACTGTAATAGGGCATGCTATTTTAAACACGTAAATGAAAGTTCATTAAAAAGCGGTAAAAAAAGTGGAAGATACATAACAGGAGAGAGCAGGACTAGGCTTTATTCTATATGGTTGGGTATAAAAAGAAGGTGTACTAAATCAAATTGTAAAGACTACAAAAATTATGGTGGAAGGGGTATAACATTTAATAGTGATTGGAGTGATTTTTTAATATTTAAAGATTGGGCTGAAAAAAATGGGTATCAAGACAATCTTACTATTGAACGTATTGACGTAAACGGAAATTATACGCCTACCAACTGTACTTGGATACCAAATAACAAGCAATGGGAGAACACAAGAAAAAACAAAACTAAAAATAATAAAACATTATGACAACAAGGGAAATAACATTTAGAGGCTTAAAAGCTGATGGAAGTAACGAGTGGATTTACGGTGACTTAATTCACAATTACATACACCATAAAACAGGCTGTTCAATAGTAAACGGTGGTGGCTGCATTTGGCACGAAGTAATCCCCGAAACAGTCGGCCAATTTACAGGCTTAACGGACAAGAACGGAACACGTGTGTTTGATGGTGATGAAATTGAGCACCAAGATTATTCAAAAGGCGGGTGTATTGGCTTCCCTCAATTCAAGACAGTATCAATAGTAAAAATTGATAATTTAATGAATGGGTGCAATACCTTAAAAGGTTTGCCACCTGCGATTATTGAATCTAGCAAAATTGAAGTAATCGGCAACATCCACCAAAAATAAAAGCTATGAGAAACTTAGAAGACCACTTTTGCACTTATGAGCAGGAAAACCAATTAATACAAATTGGCTACACAGAAAAATTTATAAGTTTATTTGAAGGCTTACAGCAAACCGAAAACTTTACATCAGGCATACTTCGCAGTCAGGCATTAGACTATTTTAGGGAGTTGGGTTATAAAATAGTAATCAATCAAAACGAACGCGGTAATTGGTATGAAATAGAAAAAGACGGCATCACACGTACACAGGGCGTATGGCATGCTTATGAATTTTCCGAAAGTGAAGCCATTTCACGGCTTATCAAATTAGAAAAGGAGGTACGCAATGAATAACGAGGCAAATAAAAAAGCAAAGGAGCTCATTAAGTGGTTTTATAACGCACAGATGCAAGTAAACCAAGATTTCTTTGGAAATCAACTTATTTCAATAGAACTTGTTGAAAATTTAGCCAAAAAATGCGCATTAAAAGTTGCTAAGTCTGAATGGGAAGTATTAGAACAATCTAGAGTATTTGAGGAGCACGACTTTTATTTAGAACTTTTTAATGAGATTGAAAATTATGAATAACGAACCAAACTACAAAGTATTAGCCACTACCACAATAAACGGTAATAAAGTGGAGTTAAGACAAAACAATAAAGGTGTTTACAGCGTTGCGTTTACCGATACTTTCGGTAACTTAAAAGACGAAGTAAAGCAATCTTATGAGGCTGCTAAAACGTTTTACACTAAAGTAATAGTTGACAGCGTATGTCCTTAACTCATGAGCAAATAGAAGGTATCAAGCAATTCGAAAAGGATCGTGCCGAAATAATTAACCGAGTAATGGCAAAGTATAAGGTAGTTAATGGTAAGTGGGTTAAAATAGAAATTGACAAAAAGAAGAAATAGTTATATTTGTTAAACATTAAATACAAGTGAGTAACAAAATAATCTCTCATATAGTCAGCAATAACCAATATAAACAGCTTTGTAAAAAGTTATGTGGAGCGCACGCTGACGATGTTTACCAAGATATACTTATTACTTTAATGGAGATGAGTAATGAGAAAGTTCCAGATATAAACTACTTAAACTTTTGGTATGTAAGGGTGGCTTCCAATATGTGCAGCAAGTACGGTAAGTATGGGAGGTTATTCCGAGAAGACATGTACGACAGAAGCCAAGATGTAACCGATATGAATATTCGTGAGGCAGTTGATATTTTTATGGCTGATGAAGATTACACAACGGTTGAGGGGTTTATGTTACAACAAGATGAGTTTACAAATAGGATAATTCATTTATACAACAAAACAGGTAGCATGTTACAAGTCAGCAAAATGACAGGTATAAGCTACTCGGCACTTAGGAAAATAAAAGAACTACTAAAGCATGAAAGTATTACTAATAATACCAAGCACGGGGAAGCTATCAGGTGTTGATTACCACCGTATGCACATCCCGCACAACTACCTTGCTGCACATGGCGAAGGTGTAGAGTATAGCCAATGCAATGACTTAACCGCGCTAAGATTGGATGAGTTAAAAGATTTTGGCGTTATAGTATGCAATAGGGGTATAAGTAAGTTAGGCAAGCATAGAGAAAGTATAGATTTACTTAAACAACTTGATGCTAAGTTAATAGTTGATATGGACGATGACTACATGCTACCAAGTTGGCACATCTTATACGAAGGCGCAAAGGCTTCAAATCACACTAAAGAGATTATTGAAACACTAAATCAAGCCTACATAGTAACATGCACACACAGCGGATTAGCAGATACTTTAAGACATGTTTATAAAGGTAAAATAGTAATTGTACCTAATAGTATAATACCAGAAGGTCAATTCAAAGTAACCAAAGAGTTAGTGACTGATAGATTAATTTTTGGATGGAGCGGTTCGGTTACCCACTTTGATGACGTGATGGAGATGTATGACAGCTTAGTTCCACTTTATAAAGATTCCGATTTAGGTAATAAGTTTAAATTCGTTTACGGTGGGCATGACCACAAAGACGTAATAAGTAATTCAATATTAAGTGTGTTAAGCGCAAAAGCCACAGCAACCGATAACCAGTTTAGCACTTACGCTGCAACCGGAGTGCATGAATATGCTAACTTTTACGACCTTATCAATGTGATGACAATACCTTTAAGGGCAAATAGGTTTAATTCAAATAAGTCTAACTTGAAAATGTTGGAGTCTGGGTTCAAAAAAAGAGCGTGTATAGTTAGCCTGGTTGAGCCTTATGCCTCATTAATAAAAGGCGGCCAAAACTGTTTAACCGCAAAAAATAAACACGATTGGTATAGGCAAATGGTAAAGTTAATAAATAACCCAGAGTTAAGATTTGATTTAGCAGATAGGTTGTATGAAGACGTACAAGCATACCACGTTAAAAATGTAGCACCAATACGAGAATCAATTTATAAACTATGTTAATACTACTTTCAATTGCATTTATGAGCGTAATAGTTACCTCATTTATTACTTATCCAAAATGGTTAGACCGCAAGCCGTTTAATTGCGTAATCTGTTTAGCGTATTGGATAGCACTCGCTTATCAGATATACTCAGGCGCAGAATTGTTTGAGGTTATTTTCTATCCATTTGTAGTTAGTTATATTTCTTACATGCTAAAAAAAACACTTTATATATGAGAACATTTGCAGAAATATACGACATCGCATTAAAATCAGGAATAGTTGACGAGTACAACCGTTACAACTTATTATTAGCAGAGGCAATAAGTAGCGGCAAAGATACCAATTCATTAAATTATAACTTTGATCAACAACAGATTAAAATATTAGTATCTTTGCAATATGAAATAACAGGTATAAGACCAGGCAGTTGTAACGGGTGTGTTCGTGATGTAATTAAAAACATGAATAACTGGTTAAAGAAAAACGAACCAATAAAACAAAACAAGAATGAGAAACATAATCGGAATCGCATTAATCGCAAGTAACTTGTGTGGATGCCAAAAGGAAGAAGTAACAACAATATCAAGTGTGCCTTCTTATTTTCAACCCAAGGGTGTTTATGAGATAGTAGGTAGTAAGTATCAAGTTGCATTTAATACAAACATAGGTCATTATCATATTTTACTTTATGGCCCACAATTACTTAAAAACCCTTTAGTGGTTGATAGTTTTGTGAAGGTAGTGTTAAAGTCTGATTTTAAAATGGATGTATATAATCCTGAGATGAGTATAATAGGTGAAGCTCAGTTTATAGATACTAACTATAATCTGCCAAAAATTAAGACACACAACGGGAAAATAATTAATTTAAAAAGGTTAACCTCTTACCACCATTAATTATGATTGTTAAGCATAGTGGACATATTGGAGATATAATTTATTCTTTATCATTTGTGAAGTCTTTAAATGAAAAAGTAAATTACACACTAGGGTTTGATATGTTAAATCAAACACCTAACCATCCAAGCGGTAAGTATACCATGACACCGAAAAGTTATGAATACATTAAACCATTGCTTGAGCATCAAGAATATATTGACATTGTTACTAAACATAGAGGCATTCCAGTAAATTATGATTTAGACTTATTTAGGAGTAAGGGCTTTAATGTTGCGTCTTACGACTTAAGAAAGTGGTACGAATTAGTATACCCAATTACAAGTGTGGATTTAAGCGACCCAGGAATAAAATGCGACTTGCCAAACTTAGACTATTTAAAAGATAAAATAGTTGTAAATTTTTCTTTAAGATATAGGAACAACCAAATAGATTATTCAAAATTAAAAAAGTTTGAGGATAGTTTGGTTTTTGTAGGGCTTGATGAAGAGTACGCTAACTTTAATCATATTAGTAAGTTAAACATTAAAAGGGTTAACATTAAAGACGCGCTTCACATGGCTCAAGTAATTAAATCTTCTAAGCTATTTATTGGCAATCAATCAAGTAGTTTTGCCATAGCCGAACAGCTGAAACACCCAAGGTTGTTAGAGTTATATAATCAAAGCCCAAATGTAATAACAGTAAACAAAGGGGCTGCATATACTAATACAGAAACATTATTAAAGAAAATATATTAATTATGATTAAACAAATATTACTTGTAAAATTTCCTTCTACAATGGAATATGAAACAATAACGCGCATATTAGAAAAGTATCAAAATACTGTATACAAAGTATTATACGATAATGACTTTATATTTATACCAGTTGTAAGCGCAACAGTTAAAGATATTGAATTTGAAATATTGAAAAACCCAAATACATAACCATGGCAAAAGGTAAATTTACACAAGAACTATTTGAAAGCATATGCAAAGACATAGCAACATCAAGTAAGGGTTTGAAAGATGTATGCGAAAAGCATGGCGTGAGCAGTGTTGCTTTTTATTCATGGATTCAAAATGATAGTCAGCTACTTAACACATACACGCGTGCGCGCGAAGAGCAAGCCGATTTATTAGCTGATGAAATAATCAAATTAGCAGATGATAAAACAGGTGATACTCAAGCAGGTGAGTTTGGTGATGTAGGTAATGCAGCCAACATAGCACGATCTCGACTACAGGTAGAGGCGCGCAAATGGATAGCCGCGAAACTTAAACCGAAAAAGTACGGTGATAAAGTTGAGGTTGAGAGTAATGTAAACATTCAATCACTACCTGATTGGTTAACTAAAAAGATTGAGTAAACAGCAACTCATATAAATCAAAGTAGCTTAAAACGCGGCAAAATACTAAAAAGACTTCCATTCGTATAAAATGAAACTGAACCCAAACTTTATATTTATAGAAAAAAACATAAACGATAAGCGCGTGCTTGCTCTACAGGGCGGCACGCGTTCGTGAATCTGGTAAGACCTACTCAGTACTTCAATGGTTAATACGCCAATGTATGCAGTATAAAGGTATGACTATTTCTGTAGTTCGTGCTACGTTACCAGCATTAAAGAGTTCAGCTATGCGCGACTTTGTGGAGATACTAACTAACTTAGGCTTATACTCTGAAAGCCAACACAACATGACTGAAAACGTTTACACGCTAAACGGGAATACAATCGAGTTCTTTAGCGTAGATAACGAGCAGAAGTTAAGGGGTCGAAAACGAGACCTTTTGTTTGTGAACGAAGCAAACGAAATAACACTTGAGCAGTGGAGACAATTAGTGTTTAGAACCACAGGCCGAATAATAATAGACTATAACCCTTCGATGGTTGACTCGTGGATATACGACCATGTAATAACACGGGAGGATTGTGGCCTATTAGTTACGACTTATAAGGACAACCCACACTTAAGCGAGTATATCATACGAGAAATTGAAGCCTTGCAAGATGCTGACCCTGAATATTGGAAAGTGTTTGGGTTGGGAGAGCGCGGGCAGTTAAAAGATTTAGTTTTCAATAATTGGGCTCAAGTGCCTGAAATGCCGCAAGATGCAAAACTAATCGGTTACGGAATGGACTTTGGGTTTAGTGTTGACCCAACCACGTTAATTGAAGTACGCCAACAGAATGGTGAGTTATGGTTACGTGAAGTATTGTATCGTACCAACATGACTAATACCGATATAGGAAACTTTTTAAAATCAGTACCTATTATTCGTGATGAAATAGTGGCGGATAGTGCAGAGCCAAAGTCAATTGAGGAAATAAGGAGGCAAGGGTTTAATATTCAACCAGCCATGAAAGGGCCTGACTCAATCAATAACGGTATAGACATTTTAAGGCGGTACAAAATGAACGTTACTCAAGATAGCTTAAACTTAATTAAGGAGTTAAGGTCATACAAGTGGGCAACGGATAAAGATGGTAAGGCAACAGGCAAGCCAGTAGACTACATGAACCACACAATAGATGCCTTAAGATATTTGGCACTTAATAAATTGAACAACAGACCACGAGGCGTTTACAAGCTAATCGGGTTTTAGCAAATTTCACGGCTTATTATATTTTAAGTTATATGATAAGCGACTACAAAAATCTTACTATTAAGCAATTTTTAAACTGCAAGCGAATAAGCGACACGGTGCAAGACCCTATTGACCGTAATGTTAGGTTGTTGGCAGAGATAACGGATAGGACCGTTGACGAAATAGAGAGCCTACCACTTGGGGAATTAAAGGAACAGCTAAAGCAATTAGCCTCGATTGAAACTATTGATACCAACCAAAAGCTAAAACTTAAATTCAAAATAAAGGGTAAGAGGTTTGAGGTGATTTGGAAGGCTCAGGAGTTGACCGCTGCTCAGTACATAGACGTTACCCACTTTGCAAAGGATAGTACACAAGTAATTTACAACATTCATAATATGTTAGCTGCAATAAGTGTAGAGCGCACATGGTACGGTAAGCGTAAAAAGTACGATGGGGCAAAACATAAAAAGATTTCGGAGTTGTTTTATAACCACATGACAATAGAGCAAGCATACCCTATCATGCTTTTTTTTTGCAAGTTCTACGAGGAATTGGCAAACAATATCCTAACTTATTTGAGCGAGGAAGCGAAGTCGGTGATCGAGAAAGTGGAAGCGGATTTTGGGAGAAATACGGCATAATAGCCATAATTAACCAAATGGCTAATAACGACCGCAGCAAATGGGATTATTATTTTGACATGAATGTGATTGAGTTTCTAAACACGATCGCATTTCACAAAGATAGGGCGGAACAAGAACGAATTGAATTAGAACGTATAAAGAATGGCAAAGTTTAGCGAGGCGCAAAACATAGCAAGTAAGTTTGGAACAGCAACCGAAGACATAGAGCAGGCGGTGGACAATACTATCGAAGGCATAACCATGGCTTGGATGAACGAAGGTATGCAGTTAATGAATACACACTTACAACGCACATCCAAAAGCCGCGCGAATAACTTAGGGCAAAGTTTATTCTTAACTCCGGTTGAGGTAGCAGGTGATACGTTCACATTTAAAATAGCTGTACCACCAAAACAAGCGCAATACGCGGACTACGTAGATAAAGGGGTACAGAAATCACCTAAGTTGAGAGGTGGCAAAACAAACACGGCAGTAAACAAAGCACCTAATAGCCCGTACAAGTTTAAGAATTTAGGTACACCTAAGGCTATGGTTGACAGTTTTAAATCATGGTCAGCACAAGCCGGAGTGATAGCAGTGAAAGGTACTAAGGCCAGCTTCAAAGGTAAGACTAAAAAGAAGGCAGTATCGGACCAAGAACGTATTGCCAAAACATTAGCAGTATGGACAAAGATTGGCGGTATAAAACCAAAGAACTACATCGAGAAAGCAGCAAGCCCTAAACGAGTAAAACAATTAGCCGATACTTTAAGCAAAGCAATAGGCCGCACAATAACAGTAAATTTAACAGCATAATGGCAATAACAGTAGTAGAAACACCAAAGAGTTACAACCCGATTTATAATGATAACGTGGTATTGTTATCGAGCAACCTAACATCAAACCCAAAGTTTAAGTTTGTGCTTGATGTGGAACTTCAGGAGGGGGCAACATTTATAAGTTTAGGGCGTTTCAAATGCCCTGCAATATCGGACATACAAACGGGGACAATCAGAGGGTATTTCAACTTAAGTCAGTTACTAAGTAGTTCAATTTTTTTTTCAACTAAAGACGTAACAATATTTGATAAAAAAAGCTATCCAGTTCGCGTAACACCAGGAGAGGAATACGCAGCAAGTCCAACAGCCGCACCTGTGTATTACCCTGCAAGTGGGCAAGTGTTTACTTATGTAGGGTTCAACGGTTCGTTAAGGCTTAAAGAATACATCGACTTTGTTCCAAGTGATTTAATTGACCCGACAATTATTGCTGCATCAAGTGGAATAGCTCAATATCCTTTAACTACTTACAGGCTACCTAGGAAAGTATTAAAGTCTACCATTAGCGAGTTAACGTTTTTAACTAATGGCGGTACGAATACTCGTGCAATAGCAAGTTATTATATCAATAATGCGTTAATAACCACGCAAACAATATCATTAACCACTGTAAATAACACCGATGTAACAATTGATGCAAGTTACTCAACATTAGCAGTGCCACCAACAACTGATAAAATAGGCATAAGAATAGAGCGCATATCAAATGGGGAGTGGCTAAGTAACCAATACGAGTATGACATAGTAGATGCGTGCAGTAAATTCGACAAAGTAAACGTGTACTTCCAAAATAAGTGGGGTGGTATGGATGCTTTTGTGTTTAATATGCGCGAAACGGTAACAGATCAGATAGAACGCAAGAACTATCAAAAGATGGACAGGTACATCCAAACATACAACGCATATAACCAAGCCTCACAAACTTACGCAAGTACAATTAAAACCACTCACTTACTAAATACAGATTGGGTAACAGAGGCTGAAATGAATTGGTTGAGCGAGTTAGCAGAAAGTAATAATGTATTGATAAGTTATAACGATGAATACATAGAAGGAACCAGAGCGCAGTTTACTCTAACAATTACTAAATCGCAAAATGATGAATGGGAGATATTTAATAGCCAAACGTTAGCAGCAACTAAAAGTGGACCTGTGAGTTTAACGTTAACGTTAACAGGAGGTGGTCCAACTTATTCGTTTGCTGATGATTTGTACTATGCTGAAATCGAGCCTGTAATAGGTGCGAGTAATTGGGCTACGTATTTTGACATAGATGCAAGCGGGGTGGATGCCAATAACATTGTTTTAGTATTTACCGCTAAAGCTAAGGGTACATCATACAACTTAACAAGTATTACAGATGGCGACCAGATGACAGTAACAGGTTACACTGACGGAACAAACGAAACACTGCCAACACTTATTCCAGTAACAGTAGATAACAACTCATTTGAGTGGAAAAAGTCAACAGTAGACAAGCTATTTCAACTTGAATTAAGAGCAACAGAAACTTCACTTTATAATCGCCAAACACAATAATGAAAACAAGACTATACATAGGAGGGGTTAATGTTGATTTATTTGAGGATGTTCCGATAACGGTTAACTACTCGGTAACGGACATCAAGGATCCTGCGAGCCGTACTGTATCATACACCAAAACAATTGAACTACCCAACACTCCTAACAACGCGCAAATATTTAAACAATTATTTGTGGTTAATAAGGATAATACGATTAATTCATTCGACCCTAACTTAAGGGTAGTTGCCTTTGTGCAAAATGGTACATCAACTTTAATAGAGGGGTACTTTCAATTGACAAATATTGTCAAGTTAGGCAACGATGTAAAGTACGAAGGTGTAATTTATAGTGAAGGGAAAAACGTATTTAGTCAAATGGGCGATAGTTTCCTTATCGGGAACTCTGATAGCAGTAAAGATGTTGATTTAGAAACAGGAACTACTCAAGTCTTATATCAATACACCGCAACCGAGTACGGAAAAACAGTAGCTAATAACTTTGTGAGTAGCAGCCGTGAAGGTGGTTTGTTTATGATGGATAGCGGCACAAATACTACAAGCGCAAGTTATCCGTATTACTCAGTGCCTTATACTAATTTAAGGATGGGCGTTAAGTTTAAGCATATATGGGATAAGATATTTACTAAATACGGTGCTACCTATTCGAGTACATTCCTTAACTCTACTTTATTTAAAAGTATGGTTTATATGGATATGCACAAAACAGCTAATTTAACTACTACTCAAAGAAATAATTTAGTAGTATCTGCGGAGTTAACAACAGATACCGCATATGCAACAGGCGAAACTGCATTTAAGTACGACAGCGAAATACAAGATATAGGCAATAGATACAGTACATCAACAGGAGTTTACACTTGTAATTCAACAAGAGATTTGAGGTTTTCAATGTTTACTAATTTAAAGGCAAAGATAACATGGACAGCAACAGACGTGATAGCATCACCTACTAATGTTAATTGTTTTCTTACAATTATAGTAGTTAAAAACGGAGTTAATATACCAACAACAGGCTCTCATGCATTTCAAATAGCAGTACCCGCAGGAACATATAATTTAGGTGATTTTATTGAGTCTGATATTTACCAAGTTCCATTGGATTTAATATGGGATACCCAAACAGGAGATTTAATAACTTTTGAGTACCGTGCAAGTTTTAACGGGCCAAATACTTTAAGTATAGATATTACAGGTAAAGCTATTAGCGACTCAACAATTTACATTCAGCCATCAACAAACAGCATATCTGCTGGTGATGTTTATGATAAAAATAGCGTGCCAGCAAACCAACACAAACAAAAAGACTTTATAGGGGATATACTTAAACTGTTTAACCTATACGTATTATTTGATGGGGTTAATTATATTATTGAGCCGAGAGATACATTTTATCAATTAGGTTTTGAATGGGATTGGACAAATAAGATAGACCGCTCGCAGGCTATCGAGATATTGCCTGTTGGTCAGTTGAATTGGAAACAAATAACCTTTAAAGGTGCAGCAGACAAAGATTACTACTCAGACAAATACACGACAGATTACGCTGAGGTGTACGGACAACAAGATGTATTTAATAACAACGAGTTTATAAGCGAAGTTAAAACGGTTGAGCTAAAGTTTGCACCACCATTATCGGTAAGTGAACAGTTCAACTACCCTAAACTTCAGCACATGTATAAACTAAATAACGGAGTGGCAGAGGCTATTGATGGAATGCCACGTTACGGGTATTGGGCAGGATGGGTAGAAGAAGGGGTTACGAGCAATGAGATTACAGGCATAAGTGGATCTAATAACTACGATGGATATTTGTTTGTAGGTGAATTTGATAACCCAACTACACCTACCTTGAGCGTGTTATTCGGTCCACCTAAAGCAATCTACTATCAAACAGCTGGTATATTGGCAATAACCAATAACGACCTATACAATACTTATTATAATAACGAACTAAACAACCAAATTAGCGCGAATGCTAAGTTAATTAGGTGCTATGTGTTAATCACACCAGAGGAAATTAACAACCTAAAACTTTATGACACAGTAATAGTAGATGGTGTTCAGTGCTTAATAAGTAAGATAAGTGATTACGATACCAATAATTTACAAGCTACTCAAGTTGAGTTAATCCAATACGTACAATAATGGCAGAGAAAATAGTTTTAGAAACCGAAGTTAAAACGGGTAATAGTACCAACTCAGTAAAAGGATTAAAGACTGAGTTGCGTGAGTTAACTAAACAATTAGGCACGCTTCAGCAAGGCAGTGAGGCCTTCAATCAAGCAGCACAAAGGGCTGGTCAATTAAAGGAACAAATTAGAGGGATTAATGATGCAATAGACGATGCAGACCCTGAAAAAGCGTTTGGTCCTTTTGCTCGTACCGTGTCTGGTATAGCAGGTGGATTTGCAGCCGCCCAAGGAGCTATGGCTTTGTTTGGTTCGGAAAGTGAAGACCTCGAAAAGACTTTAGTAAGAGTACAGGGTGCTATGGCATTAAGCCAAGGTATTAACTCGTTATTGGAATTTAAAAACGACTTTAAGGACTTAGGTAAAATAATTTCAGGGCAAGTAGTTAAAGCATTTACTACATTAAGAGGTGCTTTGATTGCAACAGGGATAGGGGCGTTGGTTGTTACATTAGGTACTTTAATTGCGAATTGGAAGGACTTTAGCCGCGCAATGACTGATGCGTTTCCTGGGTTTAAAGTAGTTACAGATTTCTTTAAAAACTTTAGGCAAATAGGTGTAGGTACATTAAAAGCCATAGTAGAAAGTTTTAAAGTTATAGGAGACGTAGTAGCAAAATTATTTAAAGGTGAGTTTAGCGAGGCAATGGATGCGGCCAAAGGTTTTGGCGAAAGGGTTGCTAATGCTTATAATGTTGGATTTGCTGAAGAGGATAGAAAGGTAAAAATAGAAAACGGTTTAAAAGACCGTAAGTTTCAACTTGATTTAGAAGAGGCCAAAGGCAAAGATGTAAGAGCAAAGCGCATCCAATTAATGAAGGATGAGTTATCAATACTTGAGAAAGGTAGCGAAGAGTATAATGCTAAATTGATTGAGATTGAAGGGTTGCGTAAAATATTAAGAGATGAAGCCTACAATAAAAGATTAGAGCAAGAACAAAAGCACGAAGAGGATTTAGCCATGTGGCGTGCAGAAGCTGAGGAACGCAGAAAGAAAGAGGATAAGAAAAGAGATGAAGAGCGAATAGCACTTAAAAAGAAATTAGAGGTTGATTTACCTAAGCAATTTTCACAAGAGCAAATAAACGTTTACCGTAATGCAGCAGAAACTCGCAGACAAATAGACATAGCAGAACAAAACGCAAAGTTAAATAGCATTCAAACTATTAGCAACGCATTGTCAGGCTTTGCAGCATTAGCTGGTGAACAGACAGCAGCAGGAAAGGCTATAGCAGTTGCACAAACGACTATTGATACTTATGTAGCAGCCCAAAAAGCATACACATCTCAGTTAGTTCCGGGCGACCCAACAGGTCCGGTAAGGGGTATTTTCTTTGCAGCCGCCGCAGTGGCTTCAGGTTTAGCTAACGTAAGACGTATTTTATCAGTTCAGGTACCAGGTGGAGCTGGTGGAGGCGGTTCAGTACCAAGTGCGCCAAACATGAGTATACCAAGAATGGCCGCAGCAGGTAACGAGGTAAGTGGTGCAGGTGCTATTAGTTTAAGTTCACAGCCAAACAATAAAGTTTACGTGGTTGAAAGTGATATAAGGCGCGTACAAAATAAAGTAGAGGTAATTGAGAATAACGCGAGGATAGGGTAAAAGGCAAATAAGTAAAAGTAAAATATTTAGTAGTATGGATAAACTTCCTATTTATAGATTTTTAGTACCCGATGATGACAGTGAGATAGGTGTAGATGCGGTTGCATTGGTAGACTATCCAGCAATTGAAATGAATTGGCAAGCGTTCAGTTCTGATGCTAATAAGTATGGTTTCAAAGCCGACAAAGAAAAACGAATTATAAGCGGCCCGTTAATGGTTGCTGAATTACCGATTTACCGCAAAGACGAAACAGGCGAATATTACGGGGTATTCACCAAGACCGACATTTACAACATCGTAAAAAAGTTTTTTAAGAACGGCAACACACACCAAGTAAACATGATGCACGACAGTAACTTAATGGTTAGTGATGTGTATATGATTGAAAGTTTTATTGTAGATAGTGAGCGCGGCATTTACGCACCTAAAGGTTATAATTTAACCGAAGGTAGCTGGTTTGGATCATTCAAAGTAGACAACGAAGATGTGTGGGAAGACTACGTAAAGACAGGAAAGTTTAAAGGTTTCAGCGTTGAGGGTATGTTTCAAACCGTAAAGATTGACAAACAACCTAAATCAAAGATTGAACACATTATTGATATAGTGAAAAATGTAGACTCAACAAAGGTTGACGCAGTAAAAGATATTCTCAAAAAAGCAAATATTAAATAAACTAATAATTACAAATATGACACGCAAAGAAGCATTTGCAAAAATTTCAAAGTTGTTGTTTGGTGAACAGCAATTTGAGCAAGCAAAATTATCTGATGGCACAGTAGTAGTGTGGGAGGATGAGTTGCAAACAGGCACTCCATTATTCGTTATTGACGAAGCAGGAACGCAACAACCAGCCCCGGATGGTGAACATACCTTAGAGGATGGTACAGTAGTAACTACTGCCGGTGGGTTAGTTGTTACCGTAACTCCGAAAGAACAAGAAGAGGAAGTTGAAGTTGAGGCTGCTAAAGAAGAAGAAAAGAAAGATGAGATGGCAGGCGAAATGGAAATGATGGTTACTAAGTTAGCTGAAAAAGTAGCTGAGTTAGAAGCCAAAATGGAAGAGATGGGCAAAAAAGAGGCTATGAGTTCTGATGAGGTAGAAGCTAAAGTTAGCGAAGTTAAAAACGAATTGGAAAACAAATTTGCCGCTATCCGCGAAACAGTAGAAGCTATTGCAAGCGAGCCAGCAGCACCGGAAGCGCAACCAGTTAAAAGTGCATTTAAGAAAGAGCGTAAAAACTCAATCGAAGATTTAGCAAAAGTAATTCACAATATTAAAAAATAAAATATATGGCATTTAATGTAACCGGTCTAACCAATTACACAAAGACCAACGAGCAAATGCTCGTAACTAAGTCGCTATTTAGCGCAAAGACTGCATCAGTATTATCTAAATTAACTGGTGTTAAAAGTTCAATTCAAGTCCCTATTTTAGAGCAGTCATTGTTCTTACAAGCTGGTGGCTCATGCGGTTTTAACGCATCAGGCGACACTACTATTTCATCACGTAACTTAACAATCGGTAAGATTAAAGTTAACATGGAGTGGTGCGTAAAAGATTTAGAAACTAAGTATACTCAGTTGTTATTAAACAACGGCTCTTACTATGAGTCTTTACCAGGTAAAATTGAAGGCGCAATGGTTGAGCAATACGCAGGCTTAGTTGGTGAGGCAATAGAAACAGCAATTTGGCAAGGCGATACCGCAAGTGGCAACGTTAACTTAAACAAGTTTGATGGTTTAATTAAAATCATCGGTGCTGCTTCAGGTGTAGTTAATGCAAATGATGCTCCATACATCACAACTGTTACTGCTATCACTGCTGCTAATGTTATTAGCGTAATGCAAGCTATTTACAACGCTATCCCTGTTCAAATCTTAGATAAGTCAGACTTAGCGGTATTCTGCGGTAATGACATTATGAGATTGTACCAATTAGCTTTAGTTAATGCGAACTTATTTAATTACAGACCAAATGAAGATTCACAAGCTGAGTTCACCATTCACGGTACTAATGTAAAGTTAATTCCTGTTAACGGGTTAAACGGTACTTCCGACTTATTTGCAGGTCGCGCGTCTAACATGTTTGTTGGTGTTGACTTAGAATCAGACGAAGACACTTTCAAAATGTGGTACAGCGAAGACTTTGATGTAGTACGTTTTAAAGCTGAGTTCAAATATGGTACTCAAATCGCTATCCCTTCTGAAGTAGTTAAATTTATCATCTAATAAAAGGGGAGTTAACGCTCCCCTATTTTAATTAATAGTAAAAATATGGCATGTGCAATAACAACAGGTTACGCATTAGATTGTAAAGATGTAGTTGGTGGTGTAAAAAACATTTACATTACTGAGTTATCTAACGTATCGAGCGTGGCCGCTAATGCAAGTGGCTATGTTACTGCTATCACAATGGCTGCGACTAAGAAATTCTACAAATATGCGTTAATGCCAAAAGGTGCTAACACTTACACGGAGAATATTCAAACAGATCCAGCCAATGGTACAGTAGCTTATGAGCCAACAATATCAGTGGTATTTTCAAAACTTCAACAAGATAGCGCGTACTTATTTGACTTGGTAATCAAAAACAGAACAGCTATTATTGTAGAGATGAAAGACGGTTCTTACTTCTTATGCGGTAAGGAAAACGGAATGGAGTCATCAGGCGGAACTGCTGCAAGCGGTCAAGCTATGAATGATTTTCAAGGCTACACTCTTAACTTTTCAGGGATGGAAAAAACATTCTCACCTGAAGTGGATGCAGCTATAATCGCAGGGCTTTTGTAGTTTTTCATAAATTTAAAGTGTTAAAAGGAGGTTGCTATATGCAGCCTCTTTTTTTGTTTAACAAATTACCTATCTTTTTATATTTATCAATAGTGATTAGGTTTCAAAAAAATACAACCAATAAAGTAGTGGTTACGTTAACCGAGAATAGCACGGCCTCAAACCCGTATTATTTGTTTCAGTTTACCAACCAAACGAGTAAAGTTGATTATTACTTTATTGCATCTGATATATCTAACTTCAAAGAAAGATATAACGAGTTTAATGTAACTGAAAGAGATAGCCCTAACACATTACAAGGGCAAGTGCAATTGGGCGAAGAGGGATTTTACAACTATACTGTATACCAAACTAACCTATCAACATTAACCGGGTTAACCAATGCAAGCGAGGCGGTAAGTAACATTACTAAAACAGTTGAGTTAGGCAAAGTTTGGGTAGTACCAAGTAACTCCCAAATCCCAACATATACAGGGCAGGATGATACACTTGTGATTTATACTCCTTATGAGTTTTTACTTCAAGAAAATGGAGGTTATTTATTGCAAGAAAACGGACAGCTAATAATACTATAATGGCAGAAAATAAAACAATATTAGAGTTAAACGAAGTAACAGCAAACGCAAGCGGTGATACATTTGTTGTAGTTCAAGGTGGAGTAACACAAAAGACAACCATGTCTAAAATATTTGATTACTTATCAAATGCTTTTAATGTTGCTAACTACTATACTAAAACGCAAACGGATAATCTTTTAGCCACTAAAATAGGCAAACAGTCTACTGAAACAGTTGCAATAGATGCAACCGAAACAAGCGATTTATCGGTAAGTAATTGTGTGTTATCAATATCAAACATCCCAAGTGGCACGGGTAATAAAACCATAAGTATTCGAGTATTAGATGATGCACTAACAATAGAAGATATAATTAGCACATCATTAATATATAGAGGGTTTGACGTAAACCTAAGATCGTGGGTAATAAGAGAGGCGGCTGGCGAAACTTTATTGGAGTTATTTATCAATGTACACTCAAGCCCGACAGAGCCTATATTGATAGCTATTAATAAGATTAACTAATGAAAAACAATACAATAGTTTTAAATTTTAGTAACGACAAAGTCCCTGAGTTTACTGAGGTAAGAGGTAAGGAGTGGATTAAGTACGGGGAAAATAACGATTACCCAAACTACTTAGTTACGCTATTCAATAGATCGGCTAAACATAACGCAATAGTAACGAGTAAGCAGCTATATATTTGTGGGCAAGGCGTTCAGTTTAATACTGACGGATTACCACCTGAGAAAATAGCAAGCACACAAGCGTTTATTCAATCCCCTAACCCATACGAAGACCTAAACGAGTTAAATCGTAAAATGGTTTTAGATATGGAATTGTTTGGGGGCTTCTATCTTCACATAGTTAAGACTAAAGATAAAAAAGGCATAGCTGAAGTTTATCATTTAGACTACTGTAATGTACGCTCGAATAAAGATGGTAGTAAATTTTTCTACTCTGAGGAGTGGTTAAATGAGCAAGGCGAAGAAAATAGTAAAGTAGACCCTAAGCCTTACATTGCATATGGAAGTAAAGAATGGGATAAGGCAAAAGAAGGTATATTGTACGTTAAACAATACAGACCTAACGTGGCTACTTATGCTTTACCTGATTATATCGGTGCAGTAAACGCTATTATAACCGATGCTGAGATAGCCAACTTCCATAGGGCCGCAATTCAAAATGGATTTCAAGGTGGCACTATGATAGTGTTTAAAAACGGTCAGCCTTCAGATGAGGAAATGGCTACGATTGAACGCCAAATCAAAAAGAAGTTTACTGGAACAGATAGAGCAAATACGTTTGTCATTGACTTCGTTGATGATCCGACAAGAACGCCTGAAATTATTCCTTTAAATGGCAATGATTTTGATAAGCGTTACGATGCCTTAAACGATACTATCCAACAAGAAATATTTGTTGGGCATAAAGTAACAAGCCCTATGTTATTTGGGGTAAGAGTAGAGGGGCAATTAGGCGGCCGTAACGAAATGGCAACGGCTTACTCATTATTCCAGAATACATATATCACACCTAAACAACTTTTAATCGAAGCTGTATTAAACGAGTTAGTAGGTTTAAGCGGTAGATTGACTATTAAACCAGTTGAGCCTATCTTACCTGACTTTAGCGAGCAGACCTTATTATCTATTCTAACAAAAGATGAAATGCGTGAGATTATCGGACGTAAGCCATTAGACACAAGCGTTACTCAAAATGCTGTTAATGATGCTATAAATACTTTAAGCCCATTAGTTGCAAATAAAGTACTTGAGTCAATGACACCAAATGAGATTCGTGCATTAGTTTCATTACCCGCTAAAGATGAGGGAGCTGAGTTGCCAGAAGAGGTAGCAGCTCCAGTTGCAATGTGCAAGCATACATTTAGCAAAGATGACGATTTAAAAGACTTAGAAGTATTTTCAAAGTTTGGCAGACCGAGCGATGATTACATGAGTGTAAAAGCGGTAAAGGCTATGTTTAGCACTCAAGAAATGGACAACGTACAGCATCAAATGTTTGCGTTAACAAAGACTGAAAAAGCTATTTTGGACTTGCTAAAGACAAGCCAGGATGCAAGTGCTAAGGATGTAGCCAAATATCTTAAGATAACCGAAAAAGAGGCTACTGATATAATGACTAACCTACTTGATAAAGGTTATTTGGATGATAATTTAAAACTAACCGACAAAGGTGCTGAGGCTAAAACACCTGACCTTACAGAGTTAGTAGTGATGTATACGTATGAGGAACGTTTTAACGCACCAGCATTAGTACCAGGAGGTGAAAGTAGACCATTTTGCAAAGGAATGATGGCCGCAAAAAAACTTTATACACGTGAAGAGATTAACCAAATAGGCGAAGAGTTAGGTAACATTTACGGTGAGCCGGGTTATGATGTATTTCGTAGACGTGGTGGATGGTATACTGACCCAGTAACAGGCGTACATCAGCCAGCATGTAGACACGTATGGATGCAAGGTATTTATAAAAAGAGAAGATAATGGCAAGGGTATTATTTTTAAGTGAGGCTACATTGAAAGCCGAAAGTATACTACAAGATAATGTAGATATGAAGGTTGTAACTCCTACGATTTTGGATGTGCAGAATTTTTACATCCTGCCAATATTAGGAACTACTTTATACAATGACTTATGTGCTAAGGTTATTGCAGGATCATTAGCGGGTGCAGATAAAACCTTAATGGATGACTTTATAACTCCTACCATGATTTGGTATTGTAGGTTAGAGTTGCCATTCAATATGAATTATAAATACTTCAACAAGGCCGTAGGCGTTCAGAGTGCAGATAACATGACACCAGCATCACTTGAAGAGATAGCTATGGTAACAGATCGTGCAAAGAATAAAGCCGAGTGGTACGCTGAAAGATTAACTAAGTATCTTTTGAGTAATGAGACCTTATACCCTAAGTACATCACTCAAGAAAACCCAAATATTGATACTATCTATCCTAAACGCACAAACTATACAAGTGGTATGTATTTAGGTGGTGTTGGTGGAGCGTGTTGCGAAGGTGAGAAAAACTTTAAAGGATTAACAGTTGATAGAGGCCGTAGAGAATACTGTAATTATTGCTAAAACATGAAAAAAGGACCGAGTAAAAAAAACATTCAAAAACTTTACGCATTTATAAATGACAAGTCTAAATCAGATAATAAACAAACTAAACCAAATAGCATCAAACCACGCACAAATTAATGGGTTTGGGTTTGGTGAAGATTACGACATAAGCACGGTACAAGAAAGTTATCCGTTAATGTGGGCTAATGTTTTAGACTCAACATTGAACGATAAGATTTTAACCGTTGGGATTGGTATTTTGATTTTAGACATTGTTTCTGATGATGACCGAAATATGAATGATACTTTGAGTGATTGCCTGAGTATAGCGTGTGATGTTTACGCATTATTAGCGCAAGAAAATGACCAATACGAAGTACAACCAACAGTAAACCTTACACCAATATTTGAGGCGTTTGCAGATAAGGTAAACGGGTGGAGAATGGATTTAACCTTAAACTTAGTAACAGGCGTAAATAGATGCCAAGTACCTTTAAAATAACTAAAAAATAACAATTTAATACTTAATAATATGGCAGTAGCATTAGAAGTAATAGCTGGAACAGGCGGTTTCAAAGTAGTATCAACAACAACAGCAGAAACGGGAGTTGAGTATAACTCTATTGTAGTAATGGCGGATTCGGTGTTTAGCGCATTTGCTATAAACGGCACAAATGTGTTATCTACAAATGGGTTAAGCGGTGTAACTATAAAGGCAGGTACGTTTTTACCAGCAGGAACAACTGGTAAAATTACCGCATTTACATTGGCTTCAGGATCAGTAATAGCATATAAGTAATGATAGGCTTAGGACTTAGGACAAATAAGTTACGGGCCGAGAGTGGTGGCGGTGGAGCAACCCCTCCTGTATTCACGGTTGCGCCTCAGATTAGCGGTACAGCAGTAGTAGGCCAACCCCTGACATGTGATGGAGGTACGGTAACGGGTACAGAACCTATTACACGTAGTTACCAATGGTACAGAGGAGCAACACCCGTAGGCACAAATTCAAATACGTATACGCTTGTACAAGCAGATGCGGGTAACACAAGTAATATAAAATGTGTAGTAACCGCAACAAATGTAGCAGGTTCAGCAAGTTCAGATAGTAATACGGTGGCGCAGGTATTAGATGCTGATGCAAATGCTTACTTTACAGCAATAGCATTGACAAATTCAACTATTAAGGCGGCTGAAAACACTTTCTTTATTTCACGTAAAAATTTATTTGCGTTAAATACGGCAATAGCATCTTATCATTTAATTACGGATAGCGTAACTAATTCAGATAGATTAAATCAGTTTAAATTCAATGCTTATAATCCAATAAATGCAGATGCTAATAAACGGCTTGTATTTGGAGGTACTGTAACCGCTAATACAACAGGTTTGCAGGGTAGTGCAAATGGATTTGCTAATACATTTGTAAACCCATCAACTGATTATAGTGGAACTGATTTTACTTGTATATATGCTATAAACACAAGCAGTAGTAATGGTGTAGATTTTGGTAATGTAGATAGTGGTGGAAATGGATTATGGATTGCAACAAAATTCACAGACGCCAATACATATTACGGAGCTTACACAGGCTCACAAAACAAAGGTAATGTAATAGCTAATAGTAAAGCAATTTACTCTTATAAAAGAAGCGGGAACACTGTCACTTTAAAACGGAACAATGTAACAATTTTTACAGATACTATTGCCGCTGGTTCTAAATTGAATTATTCAATGTATTTGTTATGTAGGAATTTCAATGGTACTGGACAATTATATACGACAAAAGAGTATTCTTTTTTTGAATTTATTGGAAGTGCAATTACCGCGCAACAAGAAACTGATTTTTATACCGCATTAGCTGCAAGGGAGGCAGCTTTAGGAAGATGATAGGATACAGATTAACATCAGAACAAGCCGCAAGCATAAGTGGTCAATATTTGAATGATACCACTATCTTTAACCCCGTTCAAGACATCAACGGAGATTGGTTTATTTTCGAAGGAGAAGTAAACGGACATATAACCAATTCCGAATTTGATTGGGTTAAAGAATTAGAGCCGAGTGAATACATTGCGCCAATAAGTAACAATTAACTTTAATAAATAAAATCATGGCAGGACCAAAACCTCTAAAAAAACCGAAACCAAAACCAATTAAACACTCAAACGGAATGTACTCATTTATTGACTGCGAAGATACATTTGCGGTAGGGACAGAGATATTTCAATGGGATGAACTCTCGGAACAATACATTGAAGAAAATGCAGGAACTCACACGCTGGAAAGCGGTCAAGATTTTGAAGTAGACAATGAAGGTAAGATTTCCAACATCTATTAACACCAATCTGCTACTTGCACAAGTAATAGTCATGTATTGCTTGTTCTGCTTTGGCTTTGCTAATAAGTACGAACATTCAGTATATGACTATGTGCTGTTTAAAAACGATTTTAAAATAGCAGGTACTTTGGCGTGGGTGTTATCCTCGTTAGAAGTATCTGTTTTTACACTTATTATTACACGTGCTGCATGTGTTTATGCAGAAAATAGAGTTATCAAATCAATGTTTTTTGCGTTGATGATAGACAGCGTGTTTAGTATTTTTAACACAATTATTTTTGGATTTTATGAAAACGCATATTCAATTATTGCCCGTAATGGATTTGTAATATTAGCCATACTTTACTCATACCTAATCTTATTTAACAATGACTCACGAAGAACAAATAGCAGAAATAAAACATGATATAAACGGACTCAGGCAACAATTTAACAACTCGCAAATTATACAAAGCGAGCAGATTAATGAGTTATCCAAGAAAATAGACAGCTTAGTACTGTTAATGGAAGGGCATTCAGCCGACAAAGATAGAGGCATGATTGCACGAATGATAGCCATTGAAAAGTTTATTATAGGAATGAAAGATACTAAGACTTATCTAATGGGTAATATTGCTGCAACTGTTTTTATTATTACTGCTTTGGGTGGAGTTATTGCATTTTGTATTAAGGCATACCAATGGATAAAGGGATTATAACATGAAGCTAACTAAAAAACAGCGCAGCATTTTAAGCACCGTAATGGGTGGAATAGTTGCCGTTGCTACTGCATGGGTAACGGTTGATTTTGAAACTTTCGCATTTGACTTCAAGCACATTGCGCCACTTGTATTAAGTGGGCTTGTGGCATTGGGGGGATACATGACTTCAATTAATAGTAAAGATAATGAGGGAAATTAAATACATAGTGTTTCATTGCACGGCAGGAAGTTCAACTCAAAGCACGCAATCAATAAAACAATATTGGGCAAATAAACTTGGGTGGAAGTCTTACGGATACCACATGCTTGTAAACGCAGACGGCTCAATTGAATATTTAACACCAATTGACAAGACAACAAATGGAGTTGCAGGGTTTAATGCTAACTCTATCCATGTTTGTTACAAGGGTGGATTTGGCGGTAAAGACACACGCACACCACAACAAAAGGTTGAGCTTATGCGAATAGCCTCCGCACTAAAAACAAAGTTCCCAAAAGCGAAATTAATGGGTCATAGAGATTTTAGCAAAGACTTAGACGGTGACGGAGTTATTGAGCCTCACGAGTGGGTAAAACTTTGTCCATGTTTTAGTGTTACAAAAGAATATTCACACATCAAATGACAACCTCACGCTATAAAGACTTAGTGGTTATCCTACTCGCTGCAATAATTGTAATGCTTGTAATAAGCAGATGCAACAACGACCACAAACACGCTGCACAAGTAACCGAATACGACAACCTTGTAGCCGATTTAGAAGCCGATAGACTGTTGATATTAGATAGCGTTGATGTATTGAACGAGCAACTACAAATCGAACGTGAGGCGTTACCAAAAAGGTTAAACGAGTATTCTCAACTACCCACCAAAGAGCGCATTAAGCTAATTACTAAGGTTGATACGTTGGTTGTAATTACTGATACAAGTGCGTGCTTATCTATTGCAGGTGTAGATAGCGTTAATAAACTAACAATCCACTATCAATCGTGCATGTTTCAATCTGCAATAAAAGACAGCATAAACAAAGCTTTATTAGGCGTGATTTCAAACGACAGCACTCAAAAAGAAACTATCAAAATTGAGTTTGAATACTACAAAAAAAAGGAAGCCTCCCGCAATAAAAAAACTTATTGGAGAGGTTTTAAACATGGTAGCGGTGTTACTACGGGTTTATTTGCTGTGATTAGGGCGTTGTTTTAGTTATCAAGTTTATTAAAGCTGCTGTAATGAGTGGTTTAGTTGGGATTATAATTGGTGTATTTTTGTAAAAGGTATATCGAGAAGCCTCGTTATCATTGAAGTGTTACCTTTAGGGTACGCATATTAAGAAGTTATGCCCAATAAAAGTTGATAGCCTTTCCATCCTTACCTTTACGGAGTTTCTTGTTCATCAATCGTTTAATCTTCTTTTTTAGCTTTCGGTTTTTACGTTTGTTCTTTACAAATCTGCACTGTTCACAAGTGCATACAAATATTTTACTGGGCATAACAGCGTGTTTATGCAAGCGGGCGGACAACTTGCGGTTAATAATTAAAGTTCGTGCTATGCCCGCCTGACATAAACACGCAAAACGTTATAGCCAATAGCTACCATTCACGGTCAACACCGACTTGTATGAAGTCAACACTTTCCGAATAATAACCATTTGATTCTCCGTACCAACGAATATCTACATACCCTTTTATCGTTGCTAATTTGTAAAATGTCCAAGTACAAGAACCCCAATCATTTGCTTCTTTGGTTTTTTTAATGTCTTCTTCGGAAGTAGGTTCGTAGTTTGAAACTTCTTCGGCTGTTAATATTGGTGTTCCGATTAAGTCATTCAAATCTCCGTTAATATCTTCAATTGAAACACTTTCACAGCAATCTTGTCCGTGATACATTTTATATTGTGTTCCATCGTCAACGATAAAAATTAACTCATCGCCATTGTTTTTAATTTCGGCAAGTGTTTTACCTACTAAGTCTTTAAATTCTGCCATTATATTTGTTTTTAAATTAAGTTTCTATTAATCAATCCGCTACTGGCTATAACAGCACCTTAGCGTCAGTTTTTGGCTATTTAGTTTATCGGTAAACTTGAACATTTCGGTAAGCCAAAAACCGAACGCCAAGCCGCAAAACGTTAAATGAAAGCTCAATACGACCCCCCGAAAGTTCGTGGCAGACATTTAACAAGCTGTTTTATTTCATCTTCTTCTAACTTTATAGTTGTTCCATTTTTACTTATAACCATTTTCAATCCCTTTGACCAGTGAACCCATTTATCAGCATCATCCATATCAATTAGTGAGTATGCGTGTACTGAAAATGAGCCTTCATTTAACACTATATTGCCATCATTACGGCTTTCCTTTGTTTTTTCAACTGTTTGCATATATTTAGCTTTTAATTGTTATTGAACTTTTGTTTTATAATGTCGTAACGAACGGCAATACTTTTACGTTAAAAATTGCAATACTCATTGGCATAAATTCCCAGCTCAACATTTACCCAATTTCGCAAGTGTATTCTCGAAGTTGCTGAGCGTGGTTGTTGTAGTTGATTATTCCACTCTGTCAATTGCTTGATAATTTGCCGTGCCTTTTGCAAAAATAACTTGTAATCCTCATTTGTGTATTTCTGAACAGGTGTAGATTTTAGCGAAGTAATGAAGTCGAGGTAATCAGATCCAAACACTCTTACAACTCCATCCCGCATTAGGCCATCATCATTTTGAAAGTGATTGCTTGCTGCGGATTGCAAAAATATGTTATGCAAGTTAAGAGCAAAATTAGCATTTGAACCTCGAGAAAATACATGACCCCCGTGTGCTTGACGTGGTACAATGTTACGAGCCAAACACAGACATTTAAAGTCTATTAACCTAGCTATCTTCTGCACTTCGAATTGAAGTATTTTGCGGTAATCAATTAAACTTTCTTTGGCTTTCATCTTTTCAACTCGTAATTCTTTTTTGTACTCGTTAACTTTTTTTTGCTCACGTTTGGCCGTTTGCCTGATACCGTACTCAATCCCACACTTTGCACCACAAACCATTTGTAATGCGCGTATAGGAGTGAATACGGTTTGGCAAATTTTACACTTTTTAGGCTTCATTAAATTAGCTTATTCTTTTTTGCGTGGTTGACGTCTAAAGTGTAGGCCACATGTTGCCCGTGCGTCTTGTACCTTGTAGTATGGTTAACTCGGTCCTTGTTTATCTTGAAACCTTGCTGGATAAACTCACTTATTCTACTTCTAATTGTTGTGCATCCTGTTAGCTGTTCGGCCTTGTGGTGGTCAACTGGCTTGCCTTTTAGTAGTAACTTTAATAAGGCTGCTTTCTGTGTTAGTTTCTTTGCCATGTATTTAAGATAGTTGTTTAACGTTTGGTATCATTTCTACCTCTGTAATTGCTTGCACAACAAATGCTTTTTTGTTTTCTCTTTTAGCAAGTCGTAGTGCTTCAGCAAAGGCATCATCATACTCTTCATGTTGTTTATTTGGTGGGGTATGCCCGCCTTCAACAACTACCATGTAAAATACTTTGCTTTTACTTAGTGGTTCAATTTTGCCCTGAAACCTTGGGTTTACTTTCTTTGCCATTTGTTTAATGTGGTTTTATTCGGTTCAACTACTTTTAATTTTGGTTTGGTTACTATTCGCTCAAAGTCGGCTAATACTTCTTTAACAGTATCTACCATTGGCCAACATCTTGGGGCGTGAATGTCAGTGAAATCGTCAATGATGTAATTGTATTGACTCATTGCGTCAAACCCTCCACTACTCTTTAGTGGTGTGGCTTTCTTTATTGGTTGTTCAGTTCCGTTAATTCGTGCCATTGATTTTAGATAGTAATTGTTGTTTGTACTCTTTAGCCTTCAATAGCTTTGATTTAATTAGGTTGATGTGTTCTTCATCGCGTGGCACGTTTACCGTGTGTAAATGGTGCGAATCGTTATAGTATCGGTCATCAAATGAAATAAACACACCATCGGTTGCATCGCATAACCATATGTTCATTTGCATTTGTGTGTAGTATTGCGGAACGGCTGCCTTTAATTCCTCTGCGTTGCTAATCATTAAATACTCAAGGTGTGTTTTACTCAAAGGACATTTAATCTCGCAAATTGTGGATCCGATTATAATGTCAGGTGTGCCTCCTGCATCATGCTCGTCATCGCTAAAAAACACGAAGCCCCCTATTGAAGTGTAGATAAAGTCATCATCATTAACCGACTTACCTATTTTATTAGCGTAAGCCATTACTGCTTGCGGTTCTACTTCATTACCGCGCTCCATGCTAGAGTTGTAGTATTGTGGTTCTTCAGGTGCGAGTAATACAGCTACACGCTCACGAACATAAGTTTTAGCCCCTTCACTAAGTAAGTTAACATCTGTAATAGTTCGTGCTTTTGACTTATTACGTTTCGCCTCTTCTAACTCTTGAGGTGTCATTTCTCGTTTCGCCTCACCCAATAATCTGTGAGCCTCACTTGCGGTAAATAATCCTTTACGGAATTTACTCCAATCTTCTTTGGTTTCAAATACGTTATACTTAGCCATTATATTACATCCCCCCTATTAATTTTATCTTGCATAACAGTTGAATGATAATATTTAGTAGATTCAATGTGCGCTAAAATAGATTTAGCAAAAATCTCTAAATCGTACATACTTACATCATAAGTAGCTAAATGTTCTTTTTCTTGCCTATTTAATGGTTTGTGCAATTCAATTTTAAAAACACTTTCACCAATTTCTCTTTCATTAGATATACTATCTAACCCACGAGAATAAATATGTATCATAAAGTTACCACCAAATTGGTCTTTTGCATTGTTGTCTTCTTGACTATAAAATAAACTTGCTGTATTATACATTGTTACCTCCCATTTTTTCAGCGTTTGACTTAGTAAATGTTTCTGTTAGGTTAGCATCCGTACTATAAGCCATAGTTTCTTTACGGTTTAAATCGCGCCCAAACAACTTACCTATATGCTCGGCTGCATCCTTAATAGCGTAACTCTTAGCCATTGGTAAGGCCATCATTACTGCACCTTTGTTTATTGCTGATAGGTCTGCTGCGCTCGCTCCTGACTTTGTTTGAAGTTCAGCAGCACCTACACCATCAACATGGAACATCTCGCTTGTTACTGGGTGCTTTAAATGTATTCTTACCGTTACATAAACAGCATTAAACATTACACCTTCGCGGATAACCTCAACTGTAAACGTTTTAAATACTTTTTGTAGTAGTGTTTCTACTATCCCTACGGGGATGTAATTAGAATTACCAGCGTATTTGTTTTGTTTTACCCACTCTTTGCGTGGTTCTGCGTTCATAAGCATATTAAACTGATCGTTTTTAAATGCCTCTTCGACTTTACTAACCTCGTATAAGTCGGCTAATTTTGGTAGATTACTCATAATGTTTTTGTTTTGTGGTACAATGTTACAATTCTAAAATGATATATGCAAGAACTAATCTCGCTTTTTAATAAACTTTTTTTGCATTGACGATACTGATAACTCGCACCTTCTAAATTGCTCTGAGTAAACCTTATCCCAAGTCATAAGGTCGAATAGTGTTTGTATTCTCGTTATGATAGTGCTGTGATCAAGCCCACCAAGTTCAAGCCCTACTTTTTTAGTTCCAAAAGGAGTATAGTAATACATTAAG